AGCATTGGAAAGCTTCGCGCACGGATCGACCGCGACATTTGTCGAAGGCGTCCAAGCTGCGAAAGCCGCCAAGATTGCGCACGACGATGAAAGCCGCTTAGAGTTTTTGAGCAAGCGGGCCGGATTATCTGGACGCATGGCCAAAGCCGCGAACGCCCGACACTTGAAAGAAGAGGGCCGCCCAGTCGAAACCGTATGGGATGCCGCGCAAGCTATCACCGCGATAGCGCGAGACATTCCGCACCAAGACGCCCGCATTGAAGTGGAGCGAAAAGCCGGTGCGCTGCTGGATAAAGTCGCCGCATAACACCAGCGACAACGCAAACCGAAAGCCCGCCATTGTGCGGGCTTTTTTTTGTGGCTTTACTTTTTCAAAAGTTATCGCATATAATCACATACGCGGGGGCAATAAAGCCGCCGCAAACTACGGAGTTAATAAAATGGAAAATGTAACCACTTTGAACGTTAGACCGTCCGACCTTTTATTGGATCGGGTTTTTAATCCTGCACGGGATGAACAAATCGGCGGGGCAACGCCTGCACAATTGGCGGAAGCTTGCGGGATTATCCCCGACTTTTTTTGCCAAGCTTGCATGGTTGCCGATCCGCTAACGCTGGACAATATCGCGGCGGGCATGGATGAGGCTTACCAGTTCGGCGGGTTCTGCTATCCCTTCAACGGTACCATTGACGACCACGACGGGACATATCAAAGCGAACACGACGATGATCCCGCGCTGCCCCCGTTGGCGCGTTTCATCTTTGAAGGGTTCGAGTGTTTCGTGTACGAATACGGCATCGCCGCAATTCGCGACCGTGCAACCCGTGCAACTAAGATTGCGAGGTTTGACTAATGGAAGCCGCAAAGAAAACCGAAAACAAAACGCCCGCGCAGTCGCTGCTATTTCAACTGCAATTTATGGGCATTATGCAAATGAGCGGACGCCAAGACGAAGCCGACGCGGCATACGTTAAGGCGCAGAAACTCGCCCAGCAACTGGTGGATGCTGGCCACTAGCGCCACCCCATCGCCAACACTAAGCCCGCCCCGTGCGGGCTTTTTTATTGCCAGTGTTTCGCAGTTAAATACGGCGGGCCGTGGCCCTCGATCCCTTCCCCAAACCTACGGGCCGCGATCCCGTGGCCGTGGGCCGTGCCCCGTTGGCCGTTGGCGGCGAGCTGCTGGCCGTGATCCCCGACCCCAGCCGGTAAAAATTAAACCGCGGACGGCGCACCGTGGCCGGTGCCAGTTATCCGGTGCCGGTCGCCTTCGATCCGCTGGCCGCTGGCCGTGATCCATCCGCCGGAAATATCGCGCAGGGTCCCCCGCATATCGGGTCAAATGGCGTGGAGCGGGAGCCGCAGAGCGCGATCCGCGGCGCGTGGCCCCACGTTTACGGAGCGGAGGCTTGGGCCATGTTTCTCGCAAATATTTATGCGTTATTTTGAATCAGAATTAACTGTCTTATATTTGTGCTTAAAATCGCATATAATGCGTGGTATGTTCCACGTGGAACATCGCAAATTGTTTCACGTGAAACATTGAAAACTGCGTATGAAAAATTAGCTAGGGACCCCTATGAGTGCAGCGCAAAATACCTTGATCGAAGAGAAAAAACTGAAGCTTGAGCTTCGGCTTGCGCAGCTTGAAAAGAACGAAAAGTGCCGTGATGATTTTTTAACTTTCGTAAAAACAGTTTGGCCGGACTTCATCGCGGGCCGTCATCACCGGATCATTGCAGAGAAGCTTGAAAGGGTGGCTCGTGGAGAGTTAAAGCGTCTGATTATCAACATGGCACCGCGTCACACGAAGTCTGAGTTTGCGTCCTATCTGTTTCCTGCGTGGTTCATGGGCCGTATGCCGAACAAGAAGATCATTCAGGCGACGCACACGACAGAATTAGCGGTTAACTTTGGTCGTAAGACAAAAAACTTGATTGAGAGTGATGAATTTCGGGAGATATTCCCGGAAGTAAAACTGGCTGCGGACAGTAAGGCCTCTGGGCGGTGGGACACGAACAAGGGTGGTATGTACTATGCGGTAGGTGTTGGTTCGAACTTGGCTGGTCGTGGTGGTGATTTGGTGATTATTGATGACCCGCATTCGGAGCAGACTGCTATGAGCAATAGTGGTTTTGATGATGCGTGGGATTGGTACACGGGTGGTCCACGTCAGCGTTTGCAGCCGGGTGGCAGTATTGTTTTGGTTCAGACTAGGTGGTCTGAGAAGGACATGACGGGTCAGTTATTACGTGCGATGGCCAAGGACCCGTTGGCGGATCAATGGGAAGTTGTGGAGTTGCCTGCTATTTTTGAGGATGGGACTCCGTGCTGGCCAGAATTTTGGAGTTTGGAAGATTTGACCGCGGTTAAGGCGTCGATTCCTCCGTCCAAGTGGAACGCTCAGTATCAGCAAAATCCTACGGGTGAAGAGAATGCGATCATTCGTCGTGAGTGGTGGCGTGTTTGGGAGCCTGCGAAGATACCGCAGCTTGAATATGTGATTCAGAGTTACGATACGGCGTTTAGTAAAAGGGAGACGGCGGATTATTCTGCTATTACGACGTGGGGTGTATTTTATCCGAACGAGGGTGGTTCGGGACCCAACTTAATTTTGTTGGACAGTAAAAAGGGACGTTGGGATTTTCCTGAGTTAAAACAAGTTGCGCTTGAGAGTTATCAATTTTGGGAGCCTGATACGGTAATAGTGGAGGCCAAGGCTAGTGGTATGCCGTTGACCCACGAGCTACGGAATATGGGCATCCCGGTTGTAAACTTTACACCGAGTCGTGGTAACGATAAGGTGAGTCGAGTACACAGTGTGTCGCCATTGTTTGAAGCAGGGATGGTTTGGGCCCCCGATGAGACTTTTTCAGATGAATTAATTGAAGAGGTCGCGGCTTTTCCTAATGGAGAGCATGATGATTTGGTTGATAGTATGACGCAGGCGCTTATGCGCTATAGACAGGGAAATTTTGTCCAGCTACCAACTGATGACTGGGAAGATGAAGAAAACCATGTTAAAGTGAAAATGTATTATTAACTTTTTATGGGAAGGCTCGTGAATGAATAGTCCTGCGGTGAACCTTGGAGCGGGCGGATTCGTGTCCTATTATGAGGACGGCGGTGCAACTGTAGTGTTAGACGATACTACAGTCCCAGAGCAAGAACAACAGTTTGATGAGCGTGGTGTTGGTACTTTCTTTCTTGAACAGTATACGCCGCTTGCTTCGCCGCCGGAAGGCGCACAGTTTAATGCTGATAAACAATCAGAGATACGGGCGTCGGGTAATCCGTCATCCGCGGCCCGCGAAACATATTACGGGGACGACCCTACTTTTTTTGAAACTCTTTCAAGCGATTACGGTTATCCGCTAGTTCAAGACCCTATCGCAGGTCCAAATCGTCATGGTCGGCCAGTCGGTCGCCAAGATTTGCCTACTCCTCAAGAACTAGCGGACGCCCGTGGACATGCCTTGGGCACCAGTATGGTGGCCGCGGACTACGGCCCAAAGACCGCTATGACGGTTGGGAACCTTGGCGAAGACATTGGTTTTTCTGATCGTCGTCACCGTGCGCAAGACAAGCGCAATAACGCGGTGGGCATTTCTTTATTTAAACAAGCTGGAATTAATGCTACACCACAACAACTAACACAGATGGTTGATGGTAAGATATTCCAGCAACTAGAGGCGATTATGGCCCGACCTGCGAATGAACGTAGGTTTGAGAGTGACAAAGATGCGGATATGGACTTATATTTCCCGCGTGACTCTTATGGCTACTTTGTCTCGGATCATTAGGAGCGGCAATGGCAAATGGTAAACCAAATGCAGGACTGATGGATGTACCATCGCAACTAGACGTGGACGATTTAACGGCTGAAGTAGAGCTTGAGTTGCCGGATAGTTCCAATGTTGTGATGGCTGACATCGAAGCAACTGACGTTGGTTCCATTGAAATCAGCCCAGAAGACGACGGCGGTGTCGTTATAGATTTTGACCCACAGGACCAGCGCGGCGTCAGCGACGATTTTTATATGAACTTGGCTGAAGAGATACCGGACAGGGAACTGGCCCGTATTTCGAGCGATTTGTTGTCTGAGTTTGATGCGAACAAGGCTAGTCGGCAAGAGTGGGAAGATGCTTACACTAATGGTTTGGAGCTTTTGGGCTTTACTTATGATGAGCGCACCCAACCTTTTCGTGGAGCCTCCGGAGTAACTCATCCGTTGCTTGCTGAAGCTGCTACGCAGTTCCAAGCACAAGCGTTTAACGAATTGTTACCTGCTTCGGGGCCCGTGCGCACCGTAGTAATGGGTAAGGACACTGTTTCCAAGACGCAGCAAGCGTCGCGTGTACAGCAGTTTATGAATTACTACATCACAAATGTGATGGAAGAATACACGCCGGACATGGATCAGATGTTGTTTTACCTCCCACTGGCGGGTTCTACGTTTAAAAAGACGTATTACGATGAAACGCTGGGTCGTGCGGTATCTAAGTTTGTGCCTGCGGAGAACTTGGTTGTTCCGTATGAGACCTCGGACCTCGAAACATGTCCTAATATTACGCAGGTTGTGCGCATGTCGCTCAACGATTTGCGTAAGCGGCAGATTGGTGGCACGTATTTAGATGTTGAAGTGCTGCCTGCACAGAAAGAAATGTCTGATCTTGATGGTGAGATGGACCGCATTGAGGGTCTTGAGCCTAATCAAATTGATTATGACTGCACAATTTTAGAGTGCCACGTAGATTTAGACCTAGAAGGCTATGAGGACTTGGATGAAGACGGTGAGCCCACCGGCATCAAGATTCCTTACGTGGTAACAATATCTGAAGATAACGGGCAGGTATTGTCTGTAAGACGTAACTATCGTGAAGATGACGAGCTACGCAAGAAGATACAATACTTTACCCACTTCAAGTTTTTACCCGGATTCGGGTTCTATGGTTTAGGTTTGATTCACACTATTGGCGGTTTGTCACGAACTGCCACGGCGGCGCTGCGACAGTTGATCGACGCTGGTACGTTGTCCAACCTCCCAGCAGGCTTCAAGG